AAACTCTAACTCTCCACCTTTGTATTCTTTTGGATCTGTTAACGTTACGGTTACAGATAATTTTCTAATCTTTCCTTTTGTGGGTCCTTCTTCCATATAAGGCTTATCCCAACTATCACAATGCCAATCATAATACTGACCTTTTTTATATATTGTAAATTGACAAGATTCTGAAAAATCCCAGTCAAAATTCCAACCTGCACTTTTATTTGCCATATGAACATAAGGTTGTATTTCTTTATAAATCCACCTATCATTCATCCATATAACATTTGAATCTCTTTTCTTTTGTAAATTTTTTATTTCATCTTTATTAAGAGGTTGTTTATTTAAATCTCTATCTCTACCAAAACCTCCTGTAATAGCCATAATCTCTCTTTGTTTTTCAGCTTTGCCATATTGTACAATCATATCACATATTCGTGGTGGTATCACAGATTCAAAGTACCAATAGTAATTAGATATATTCATAATTAATTGTTAAAATTATATTTAAGCCATTAGAAGTGTTAGGTGAAAAAGAATATTTATTAGTAGCTGGAAACATTATAAAATAATTATTTTTTATAGGTAAATGCCACGTTCTATTTTTTCTTCTGTTATCATCATATTCAATAATACATTCTGAAGAACCCTCTTTAACATCAACACCATATATTAATGTGTAATCTGGTGAGTTACGTAAATCAACAGGTTCAACTTGATGTCTTGTCCAAGACTTTTCTTTGGGATGCATAATATTACCGTGCATATTTTTTTGCACTAGTGTAGGACCATATTCAACTCTCCAATGATCTCTAACGTAATCTTGCATCCATTGTAAAGGTTGAGAAAAAGGCACAACATAATCATCAAAAGCATAAGCTCTTGGATTAGTGTTAGTTCTATTTTGTTTTATATAAGATTCTATAATGTCGTTTCTTATTTTATCGCG